AAAAACTCTAAACTGTTCATATATCGCCCTTTGTTAAGGCCGATCAGGCATACTATCCGAGTAGCCCTCTCGGCGTGTGTAGGATCAGTATGAGGGCATATACCGACATAAGGCAATTATTTAGCTAGGCGTGTCTCTAGCAATATCTCGTAGATCTTGTCGATCTTGGCATCCATACGCTCCTGGCGTACCTCTATATGGTCGATCCGTCCGCGTAGATTATGGCCGCCGTTACCATCGGGCTTGAGCTCTGATAAGTAGAATTTTACAAAATGACGGATAAGCCCAGCCCCTAGCCCCAAAATGGTAAAGCTCCCCAAAGCTATACCGACTACGAGCTGGACCTGTTCCATTACTTAGCTACCCCGAACTGCTTCTCCGACGGTTGCAAGGCTTTTAGTAATGGTCCGACTAGCCCTGCGATAAACGCATTAGCTAATACTTTTGGATCTGTAATGCCTGACATATAAAGCGCCGCGGCGCAGGCTGCAGCCGAGCGTAGATATGATTTAGCGGCAGCGATGATCTGTTCTTTCATTGGTCTACCTTTCGCGCCCTTATCGTTTGTCTAACTATAAACCTAAACTCTCAATTAAGGCTTTAGCCTTAGTAGGTGTCACCTCTACCTCAAAGTGCATCTCGTCAGCTCGGCTCTTGTAATCGCCGCCCCACTTGAGGCCGTACTTTTTAGCTAGTGCCCGGATCATAGGTACTTTTTCAGCTGGAAAGGTGCCCACCTTGCCTAAAGGATGTTTAGTCGCGTTGAGGTCGATAGCCGTACCGGATGAGTGGCACGATAATTTATCCGTAGATCCTCGGACCATACGAAAGGCATAGCCCCAATCGTCAAAGGTACCCTCGTCGATCGGCTCGATCAGCGTATGAAACTCGGCCGCAAAGGCCGCTAAGAGTGGGCCCACACTCTCAGCGCACCTAAGTTTACGGTCTGTACCCTTTACCGGATACGCCTTGATCTTTATCTCGTCAGGATCTTTTGAGGCGGGATAGCCGTTATAGCTTTTTAGCATTAGGAAAGTAATAAAGCCGCTTCATCGGCCGTTAAACCGAGTCGATCGAGTAGTGCGGCTTTGTCAGCTGCGCGCTGTACAGCGGCCTCTTTAGCCTCTACCTCTATAACTTTAATAACCGCATCTACCTCAGCCTGAGTAGGTGCCGCACCCTCAAGATGATCCCACTTTACAGTCGAATAATCTGCATTATTAAAAGAAAATTCTGCGGTAGGACGTAATCTAAAAATTGCCTTTGTAAGTAATTGCTCGTTCATTATGCACCAATTTCTAACAGAATAATTGTCGATGGATTGGATCCTTGCTGTAAAACGCATTGTCTACTATTTGTGGCAGTTTCGACCCGTACTTGTGTTTTGTAAGTAAGCGCCGAGGTACTAGATGGTGAATCCAAATATGTAATAGGAGCCATTCCTCGAGCTTCTACCTCGGCTGCTGCGCTGACATAAATACCGCCTAAACCATAATTGACTGGAGAAACGTAAACGTCCGTAGATCCTCTTAAAAGTTTAATAGCCGAGTAAACGTTAGCGGCGGAGGGAGTATACATAGACCAATTTTGCATAACTAAAATTAAAATTTTAGAACTTGTTGCCGATGGTGTAATGGTTGCCGTAAGAGTAGTATCTGTATAAGTTGCACTTGATATTGTCGTAGATGTAGCAGTCGTTCCCTGTACTACCTGTAAAACTTTACCGCCAGCAGCCGCAGCAGCCCATTTTAGACCGGTGGAGGTGGTGGAGTCTGCGGTTAGTACTTGTCCATTTGTACCGACTGCAAGACGAGCCGGTGTATCGGCTGCGGTCGCCGTAATTAGATCGCCTTTAGCATCCAAAATAATCAAAGGATCAGCATTAGACCACGTAAAGTCCATATCGGTACCTGAGGCTTTTGCTAATACTTGCCCGGTAGTGCCGCCTTTAAGATCGACAAGCGAGGCATCTATAGAGTCACCTAGCGCCTCGATAGCGGTAGCGCCATCTTTTACGAGGTCAGTCGAGGTGGGTACGGGCCAATTAAAATTAGGCGTTACTGTTGCCATTAGGTTAGTCCTCCAAAAGCGTTTTCCCAGATAAGAGTAGCATTTACTCCAGTCCAAATTAGGTTAGACGGGCTAACCGTGTCCCACTGTGGCGCGACCAGCGAGAAATCTGTAGGGCTCAAAGTAAGGGTAAGGTCTACGTACTGCGGCGTAGCCCTAATAGCAAAGCCCTCGACAAAGCCATTAAACGAACCATTAAACATATTTATAGGTAGATTATTTATCACTACGGGCTGGCCAAAAAATACGTCTATGAGCTTATCGCGCTCGGCATCGGGTAGCTCCGAATTATCAAGTCTGAAAGTAATGCTCTGTAGCTGCTCACGTGGGATAGCTCGTAGCCCTAACTCACGATCCATTACGTCTAGTACGTCGCTTAAATTATGTAAGTTAGAGTTAAAACTACGCTGATAGCGGCCATAGGTAGCGATCGAGTCTGCATCTAAGTCGGTCGCCTGGTTAGCGTAGTTATTACCGTAATTAAATACTAGAGAGTTACGGATCTTACCTATCTGTAGGATGGACTTAACGCTAGATGGAGTAGCGTAGTTAGCCGAGATAGTCGTATAGCCGTAGGTCGATAGGTAAGTAGTGCGGTGATCCGCATCGGCATAGCAGACTCGGCCAGCCTTATCCTCGTATATTTGTCCTAGTGCGCTTTGTGCGATTTGAGCGCATAGGTTATAGCTACTAAAAGGGTCAGCCGATCGAGAGATCATCTCGTATAGGCCCGGCTGATCTATCTCGCCTAGTCCCACGTTTTCAGCATCGGCCCAGGTAGTCGTAGGGTCATAATCGGCCCACTCAAGGGCAGGCGCTACCTCGAACCACGAGTTGATAAGCAGTTCGTTAAGTATGTCGTAAATCTGAGTGCCGTCGTATTCTTTAGCTAGAGCATCCGGAAAAAGAGCTTTAGTCAGCTTAGATAGGGATCCGACCGCCAATATATTACCAATTGTTATAAACCCGGTCTCCTCAGGCGAGCGCACCGAAATACCAAAATCGGATACCTGACCGCCAAAAACGGGTATATAGGTCCCGGCGCTATTCTTAAGCTCGAGTACTAGAGCATCGGTTACGTCGATATCAAATGCCGAATTATCAAGGTTTACGATCTCCATACGTGCGTAGCCGGCGTTGCACTGTAGGTCAATATCATCTCGACCCGTAGCCATATTTACACTTAGGACGTTATCGTAGACGGTAGTGCCTACGGTGATCCTCCACTCGGGGAGCCAGGCGCTCATAGTATGTAATTACCCGTGCCTCTACCCGTCGAGGTACCTCGATAGGTGGACTGATTAAGCGTATCCTCAATTACTCGAGCGATAGCCTCGGGATCTCCTACGCCTGCATTTACGGTTACATTTATCTGATCGCCACCGCGAGGGCCCATCGTAGGATTCCAGCCGTATTGAGGATCCGGTGCGAGAGGAGGATATGACGGTACGGTCAGATCAGGCTCGTAACCTGGAGTAACTCCAGCTACCGCACCTGCTCCTAAGCCTCCTACCGGACCGAGCTCATTAAAGGCAGCACTACCGCCCCTAGATAGTAGCTCGAGGTAATTCTTGAGAGAGTCCATACGGGCCTTATCGGCCTTAGATTGAGCCTCAGCGATACGGTCGATCATAGAGATCTCCTCAGTCTCCTTTAGGAGATCGAGGGCTTTGTTAGCGTTATAAGTATTAGTAAGAGCTGCGATGCGAGCGATCTCTGTTAGCTGGATCTGTACGCGCTCGTTATAGGACTCGGTAGCCGCTAGCTTACCTGCAGCCGTTATCGCAGCGTTATATTTCTTAAACGCCTCCTCACGGGCTAGATCCTTTTCGCCCTCGGCCATCTTGCTTTCGTTAATGACTTTAAGCTCTGTAAGTAGCTGAGTGTTTAGTGATTGGAGGGTAGCGTTACTAATTGTCTCGACCCCTGCCAAGCGCTGCAGATCCGCGTTTTTCTGAAATTTAGCAAGCTCGTCGATTTTCTTAAGAGCCTCGTCGCCGCGGTCCTCCTCGATAAGCATAAGAGCCTCGAGGCGTAGCTTTGTCTCTTTGTCGTAGGTGGCCTTAAGGGCCGCAGCTAGTCCGATACGCGTAGTGTCAAAGACCGCAGCTGCCTTACTTAGGGCTATTTTAGCCTTTTCTGCTTTAGCTGCTTTAGCCGCCAGGGCTGCTCTTTCTTTCTCGCGCTTTAGTCTTTCCTTCTCAATAGCATCACGCTTAGCGATATTAGGATCGACATAACCCGGACCAAGTGCCGAGGATGGATAACCGCCCATACCAGGCGTGTTGATCTTTTGTCCTCTTAATCGAGCCGTCTCTAAAACTGGACCGATAAGAGGGATCATATTTAGATTAAACGATAAAGCCTCACCTAAAGTAGATCCTGACGGTAACTTTGTATCAGCCAAGCCGCCTAGATTACTTAACCCCGATGCAATATCAGCTAGTCCTACAATTACGTTAGACGTTTCGGTAGCAAGTGCCGTCATAGCATCCGTTACTGGCTGGATACTGCCTGACTCGCCAGCCAAGATCGAAAGACTATCTACTAAGCCTTTACCGATAATCTCTTGAGCGTTACCGGCAGCTTCACCGAGGACTCGCATTTTGCCCTCGTATGTATTTAGTTCATCGCCAGCGGCACCGCGAAAGTTTTTAGTGAGTAACGCTACGGCATCCTCAAATTTAAGAGTCTTTAACTGAGCCTTTGATAGACCTAAACCGTATTTAGCAAGGCCGCGAGTATTACCCAGGTAGGCATTAGCAAGGTCCTCGTTTACGGTAACTAAATCAACCGATGAGCCGGCCGCTACGTCTAATGAAAGTGTAAGTAACTCGTTAGCTTTAGCGGCTGATCCGGTCGATGTAATAAGTTTCTGATAAGCCTCGCGCAGTACCTCGCCCTGGTAGCCAAATTTGGCTGAAATCTGATCTAAATTTTGCTCAATAAAAGGAGTCTCGAAAGCCTGCCCTAAATTCTTAACTACGCCTGCAAGGCGCTTGGCTGATTTTTCATTATCGGCATAAGCCTTTACTGAGGCTTTACCAAAATTTATAATAGCGGCAGCGCTAAAAGTTAAACCTAGAGTTTTACCTAAACCTTTTACGCCTTTCTCAAAGCCCGATATCTGCTTTTGACCTTTAGTAAGCGCCTTACCGTCCCACGTAGCTAAAGCGCTTACGACCATACTAGGTAACTTGGATACCATTTATGCCGCCTTTGTGTATGAGCCTTGATTAAAGGCGTTAATAGTCTTTTCTACCGCTTTGATAACGGCAGCCTGAGCTTTACCTTGGTCCTCGGCCCACGCTCTAAAGATCATACGGCCGCGCTCCTCGCGCTGAGCGCCATAGAGAGGGCCCATACGGCTTACAAAGTGAGCGCCAGCGCCCGGGTTATTAGACTTGCAGCCATTACGTGAGGTAGTGCCAGCTCGGCCAGCCGTCTCATATATAGCACCGGCAGCTGAGGCGTTACCTACAAAGTACAAAGCTCGCCAGCCATTACGGTTTTTATCGCTACCGCCAGCTTTGTA